TGGACTAACGAAGGTAAAGAGTTTGCCGCCACGGTGCACGTATTGCCGCTTTCCTACAGCACAGCAAAAAGCGACATCGTATATACCCAGGTTCAGGGCGACCCGCTGGCAGCGCGCATTGCGCACTGCATTCGCAATGAAGATGGAACGCCATTGTTTACGATTGCCGACGTAACCGGCGAAGCCGACCCCGAGCGCGGCCCACTGAGCGCAGGCCTTACCAATGAACTGCTGCGCGTCATTAGCGAGGTCAGCAACCTGGGAAAGCGCAAGACGAGCTCACGGACGAAGAAGAGCTCTGGCATGAACTCGTCCTCAACGGCATCGGCGGGCGCACCATCGAAGAAGCCCAAGAGCGCCTCAGCTACCCAGAGTTCAAGCGTTGGCTAGCGTTTCGCCAAAAGCGGGGCACGCTTCACACCGGCATGCGCATCGAGCGAGCCGGTGCACTGATCGTTGCTCAGCAGGCCAACATGCACCGCAAACAAGGCACGCCCGCGTTTGAGCTAGCCGACTTCATGCCCCATGCCGATAGGCCGCCATTGACGCTTGAGGCGGCGATGGAGAGTTGGGGGTAACCCTGAAAAATCAAAATAGCCCTGGCATTCGCCGGGGCTTTTTTATGCGCGGCATCCACCGCCGCTGATACACAGAGCCTTCCGGGATGGGTCATGGGGCCAGCAGTAGGTGCTGACTCTGTGGACTGCTGACGCCCGGTGGACATGGCTCATCACCAGAAGGAACACTCTCATGAATTCGAGCGTTATACCGCTTCAATACAATGGCCATACTGTCAATTTCAATACCGATGCATGGATCAACGCTACTGATATAGCCAAGCGCTTTGGCAAGCGGCCTGCGAAATGGCTAGAGTTGCCATCAACGAAGCGCTACATGGCTGCACTGGCCAGGGCGCTCAAGAAAACCGATGTCCGAAAATCGGACTTCGGTCTTGTGGTGAGTAAAAAGGGCGGCTCATTTCAAGGTACATGGCTTCACCCAAAGCTTGCCGTAGCGTTCGCTCGATGGCTTGATGTCGACTTTGCAGTTTGGTGCGACCTTAGAATTGATGCGTTGCTGCGATCTGCTCCAAGCGATATTCAGCAGCTGTACCTAGCCGAACAGCGAGAGAGTCAAAGCAGCGCCTTGGCGAGCGATCATGCGCGCGGGCTAGCTCGTCGACGCTGGGAAAAGCCAGTGCTGCAGTCGGAGCGAGCGTATTGGAGAGAGCGCGTCCAACTGCCTTTATCTTTGGAGTAATGACTCACATGGAACTCAACAGCAAAGAAAGCGTAGTGGCATGGCTCATGGACGGCCACCCGGTCATGCAAGGCATGGTCAATATGGGAAAACTGCTGGCGATCGTCAGTCAGGTAATGGAGCAGGATGGCCATCGCGTCGATCATGACACGCTGACCGCCATCTTTATTGACCCTATCAACGATTACGAGCAAGCGACGGGCAACAGCGCAGGCGACCCCCAGAACCAGCGTATTCTCCCGACGATGGTTTACCTGTGTTACGCCGACTGGGAGGCTGCCATTACCCGGTTGCTGGGCGTTCCTTGCGTAGACATCCAGCCCGACTGGAAGGAGCATCATCAGAATACAGGCAGAGTGATGAAGGCGCTCAGTGCTATCGGCATGGAAGTGGTGCTGGCGGGCTCCAAAGCCTACGAAGAGCAGAACGGTCACTCCATGTTGGAAGTGTTCATGGCGTCTTGCGAAACGGGAGAAGGCTTCGATCAAAGCAGGGCACGATTGGCGGCAGAAAGAAGCGGACTGGGCTTGGTGAAAGGGTGAGGGTGTCACGCCCTCACCTGAACCCCTGTAAACCCAAACAGGCCCACCGCACCCCTTGGGAAGCGACCGCAACGCCGCCATAATGTACGAGCAGCTTGACGCCTGCGCCGAGTTGGGCCAACATTCCCTTGCCGCTGCAAAATCAGTGGCTCGGGTTTGGTCGCCCGATTTGTGAGAGGCGCAGCATCAGCGCTTAACAGCGCTTTTTTTATGCCTGTTATGGCGGGCTGCGTGGGGACACCTTCGGGTGTGCCGGTTTCCTCTTACACCGGTCGACCAACCCTGCGCAGTTCGCCTCCATCTTCTTGGTCGGAGTGGTGGCGGATTCTCAATCTAAGTAAGAGGATCTTCATCATGACAGCGATTACTACTACCCAGATTTCTAACAGCCCTGAGGACTTCATCAAGTCGGTTCAGGGCGCTTTGCGTACCACCTCTCTGAAAGTTGCCCACGCCTTTGGAAAGCAGCATGGTCACGTGCTTCGCAAGCTAGATGAGCTTGGTTGCAGTGAGGAGTTCGCGTCAGTCCATTTTTGGACTCACGAAGAAACCATCCAGGCAGGGGCCGTTAAGCGCCGCTCAAAAGTTGTCGAAATGGATAAAGACGGCTTCATGTTTTTGGTGATGGGCTTTACTGGCCAGAAGGCCGCGCAGATCAAAGAAGCCTACATCAACGCTTTCAACTGGATGGCAGAGAAACTCGGCCGAGCACCTACCAGCGTGGAAGACCGCAAGCCGCTGAACCGAGCCGTTCGCACCCTCGCTAATCTACGCAGCGCCCAAGGCGAAGCTGCCGACTATGCAGGCATGTGGAAGTTGGTGAATGGCTACCTGGGCGTGCCAACGATTGAGGACGCCAGCCAGGAACAGATCGACCGCGCCATGATGTTCGTACAAGACAGCATCGAGCGCGAAACCCATAAGATCATCGAAGGCGATTACCTCGCACGGCAAACATTGCCAGCGCCCCTAGCGGAAACCATCGACTACCCGTTAACGCGGAAGTGGCAAGATTGGCAAGAGCATCAACTGGTGGGTATGGATGCGGAGTATCACTCGGACATTCGTCGCTTGCTAAAGCAATTGGCCGAAGCCTCGCGCACCGGTGCCGCTATCAAAGTCGGCAGCATTGAAAACATCCGCGAGGAATTTAAAGCCCTCACGCACCTCTGCTCAATGAACGGCATTAACAAGCGTGGGGCGCAGGAAAAGCTGGCGCATTTAGAAAGCCTTGTGGCATCGCTCGCTAAAACCACAGGCTGTTTGCAGAACACGCTGTCGCGTAGCTAACAAAAAGGAACGGAGAAAGGCCCGCCACGCGGGCCGTTAAAGTCACTGGGCCATAGCTGTCCAGGCATAGCCCGTGGCTGAAACCTGATGATTAAGCTAACCTAGCTCTTTTGTAACCATAACAGGGGCAAGGTAATATGCTTAAGCTTCTCATGCAGATATTGGGCGCTTCTAAGCCGAAGCCGAACCCGAAGCCAAAAGTAAAGCCTACCAGTCGTGCAAAACCCGCTTCAGATCGTGCTGAGCAATCTGTTAGGCAAGAGCGGGCATTCAATGTGGGCGATCTAGAAAAGTTGGAAGGCAATGGGGACTTTTCTTTTCCGGTAGTGGGAGAGTCTAATTACCAAGAAAGCTTAGAGATTATCGCTGGCCCAAAAGAGGCAAAGGGTAAGTCATTTACTTGTGTTGCGGTTATCGAGCATGAGCCACAAAATCATTGGGATGCCAATGCATGCCCAGTTTTTATTAATGGTTATAGGGTTGGCCACTTAGCAAAGGCTGATGCTAAAGATTTGGTTAAAATCGGCGGAGAAGGCTGCTGCTATACTGCCGATGCAGTCGTTACAGGTGGCTATGAGACGGCCAGATATAGTGGCAATTTTGGTGTTTCGCTTGATTTCTTGCCTCGGCAATTCCCTGCCACCGCTATACAGAAAGAGATGTTTCGATTTTTTGGCCTGAAAGTACCGAAGAGTGCTACCCGTGGAGATGCTTGGGATAAAGAAGAAGAGCTAAAGCAGCACGATAAATATAAAGAATGGAATGATTTCCGCTTGATTGTTAGCTATCTACAATCTGAGGAAGGTAGAGAAGACTTCTGCATAAGAAAACCTTCCATGAAAGCACTTAGAGATGCATTCACAAGATTGGTCAATGAAGGCCATTCATCAGCATCCCTTGCCAGTAGCATGGATGAAGTCGTTGAATTGATGATCGATGACAACCCGAATCTGGAAAAGGTGTGATATGGACGGCTTAAGGAACAAATGGCGCTGGATGGTAACCCTAGCATGGATCGTAGCAGCAGCCTCTGTGATTGCTTCGGTATGGCTAGGCTTCCAGTTTGGCACTTATCAGGCTGTTGAGCTAAATAGCCAGTTTCAAAATGAAACGGTCACTAAACTTAACATGCCGGTAATCATGGGCTGCACAGTCCAGGCCATGGCCTCAATCTTGTTTGGCGTCATGTTTACAGTTCTAAACGAAATTTACGAAAGTACCATCGATATTTACATGCAAAACCAGCGCGCAATTAGAAGCGATAGATAAAAGACCTCAACGATAAAACCCGCCTCGCGCGGGTTTTTTTATGCCTGGAGAAAAGTATGTCAGTTAGATCCCTCGGCAGCCTAACGCTAGATATGGTGCTAAAGACTGGCAACTTTCTTGGCCCCATGGATAAGGCTCAGCGCGAGACGCAGAGAAAAATGCGTCAGATGGAGCGCGACGCAAAAACAGCAGGGGCAGGTATTGCCGCTGTCGCTGGCGCGGCAACGGCGGCGGCGGCGGGCATTTACGCGTATGCCAAATCCAACATGGACACTATCGACGCCAACGCCAAGCTGGCGCGCTCGCTGGGTGGCACTATTGATGGTCTGCGTGCCGTCAACATGGAAGCGTCTGATAGTGGCATTGATGGCATGGAAGCCTCGCTCAACCGCATGAACCGCCGCTTGGGCGCGGTAGAGATGAACGGCGGGCCAGCACTTAAAACCGTTGAGCGTCTTAATTTAAACCTGCAGGAAATGCAGGACATGGACGTTGATGAAAAACTTGCTTACATCGCTGACCGCATAAAAGAATCTGGCGTCTCTTCGCAGGAAGCCGCGCGCCATCTTCAACAGCTTGGCTTTGAACAGCGAAATGCCACTGAGCTATTCATGAAGGGCGGGGACGCTATTCGTAGCTCTCGGCAAGAGATAGAGGATTACGGGTTATCGGTATCTATGCTCGATGCCGCGAAGATAGAAGAGGCTAATGATGCGCTGGCGCGCATTGGCCTATCTGCCGAAGCCATGGGTAATGCCGTTGCTATCAAGTTAGCGCCTGCGCTCAACGACATGGCGGACTCTATTAATGACGTTACCAGGGCGTTTAACGCCGGTGACTATGATCTACAAATACAGCTTCTAAGCGCAGTAGCGGTTGGCGCTGCCAGCGCTGCCACTGCTTATGGCGTTTACCGAACGGCAGTTAATGCGGCAACGATTGCGCAGTGGGCGCTTAATACTGCGATCAGAGCAAACCCACTCGGATTGGCAATCACGGTAATTGGTGCAGCTGCTGGCGCCATGTTTAGCTTCAGGGATGAATTAGGTCTTACAAGGGATGAGGCACACAAAGCCTCTATCGATGTTGACGGCCTAACAGGTGCTTTTAGAGGCTTAACCAGAGCACAGCAAGAAAATCGCCGCATGAGTATTATTGGCGATCTTACTGAAATGCGCCTTGAAGCGGGCAAGCTTGGCACCGAGCTAGCATCTGTTAGTCAGAAAGTTAGGAATTCAGGCCAGCTGGATGAGTTCGGTGGGGCTCTTCCTGTCGCGACAGCAGAAGATGTGGCTCGTGGCCGTGAGCTTAGAGGTGAGCTTGGCAAGCTATTGGTGGATATTGACGCTGGTAGCGATGTGCTTAAAGAGTATGACGCCATTATGGCTGGCCTAGGTGAGGGCTCGGGTGAAACAGATCCACCTCCAGGAAGGACTGGTTCTGAAAATGAGCGCGCTGCTAACGCAATTGCAGACCAGGTTGCGGCCTTGCAATTACAAGCCGCCACGCTGGGAATGGCTGAAGATGAGCTAGTTCTTTATAAGCTCGCCCAAGATGGCGCAACCGACAGCCAGCTAGCCGCCGCCCGCGCTGCGTTAGATGCGGTTTCCGCCTACGAAGCCAGCGAACAATCAGCAGAAGATTATCAAAACTTATTGCTAGAGCTGCGTACCACCGAGGAGCAGTTAACAGACCAGATGTATGACCGGTTGGCCGTTCTGGATGCCGCCAACGTCTCAGCCGATGAGTATGCGGAGGTAGCCGCCAAAATTGCAGAGCAGTCCTTTGAGGATGCACCGGAATATAATGGTCTGGATTCGCTGATAGGTGGTGCCTTCGGTGAGCTCAACAAGATCGAGGACGCCGAGCAAGAATTACAGGAATGGTACGAACGGCAGTTAGAGGAGCTTGAACAAAACCGCCAAGACAAAGCCGACATGATGGAAACCTGGAATGAGAAAGAGCAGGCCATCATGGAAGATCACCAGGAAAAGCTGGCGCGTATTGAGCACGCACGTCAAATAGCCCAATTGGCAGCGGCAGAAAGCACCTTCGGCGATTTAGCGGGCCTAGCGTCTGCATTCGCAGGTGAGCAAAGCGGCATCTATCGCAACCTGTTTGCCGTCGAGAAAGCGTTTGCTATCGGTAAGGCGCTGATCAATGCGCCAAAATCCTACTCCGATGCTTATGCGGCGGTGGTGGGTATCCCTATCGTTGGTCCCGCGCTTGCTCCCGTTGCTGGCGCTACGGCTGCCGCTGCCCAGGTGGCGCAAGCCAGTGCAATAGGCAGCATTGGCATGGCCCACGATGGTATCGACTCTATCCCCGAAACGGGCACATGGCTGCTTGAAAAGGGCGAGCGCGTTACCACCGCTGAAACCAGCGCAAAACTCGACGCGGTGCTGGCGCGTGTCGAAAGCCAGATGAACCGACCAGGGGATGGTGGCCGCGGTAATGTTTCCGTCCACTTGCACGAGGACGCCAGCCGCGCTGGCCAGGTCAACGAGCGCACCGCGCCTGACGGCACTCGCATAATTGATGTGCTGGTGGCCAACATCATGGGCGATGGCAAAGCCCATAAAGCGTTAACAACCAAATACGGACTATCCACCAGGGCGACGAACTAATGGCTGAGATCGATTTCCCTGCCGGGTTGAAAACGCCGCTGCAGGCTGATTACGGGTTGGAGCATGTGAATGCCAACTTAGAGACTCAAATGGCAAGCGGGAAAACCCGCAGTCGCCAACGATTTACCAGCACCCCGACCCGCGTCAACGTGCAGTGGCTACTTCCCCCAGGGCAGGCACAGCTATTCGAAGCGTGGTACTGGGCGCCCTATAAGCCGGGAGATCCCAACAAGGGCGGCATCCAAGGCGGCACGCTGCCGTTTAACACGAAGTTGAAAACGCCGATCGGCCTGCGCATTTATGAGGACGTTAAATTCTTAGGCGGCTATAACGGCCCGGCGCTAGTGGGCGGTAGATTTTGGCGCTTCACTGCCACGCTAGAGATCGCCAAGCGCCCGGTGCTTCCGCCAGAGGCGCTTGAGTTCCCCGAGTTCATTCTCTACAGCGACGTGATCGATATTGTCGCCACGGTCAAGTGGCCGCCCCAAACCTAAACGCTTTCTCTTTCCAACTGCCTCGCCATCGTGCGGGGCTTTTTTATGGGTGACATTTATGGCCTACAACACTGGCAATGCTCCTGGCTCATCAGATCCGCGCGACCTTTCAGACAGCTCAGGCGACATCGACGAATGGGCGACGAGCACGTCAAAGCTAATGCATCCCGACCGCCTGGGAGTGCAACGTTTAACCTGGCACGGCATGGAGCAACGGCTGAATGACATTTTGATCGCCGGGGGCCGCATCTTTGATAGCGAAGAACAGGGGCGGGCAGCTGTTGAGAATAGTCAGTATTACTATGCAGCTAGTAGTGATGCGAACGTGAGCAAAACACTGTGGAAGCGGGTTTCCGCCACTCAAAGTCAAAAAATTGCCGATGATCCAGACGCAACACGTGTCGAAGAGGCGTTCACCGATATCAGCGTGTATTTCGACGACGAGATTGTCTACGACAGCATTGAGGGGACAATAGCGTTCCCGTCTGGCATTGCTATTAAAGCCATGGGTTCGCCGGGGCTTAAACTGTTTGAGGCGATCACGTTAGATGCGCCAAATGCAATTCCAGGTGGTGTAACCTCTGGTGCTGCTTATTATTATTATTTTGATTATGCCGAAGTGGAAAATTCACCGATCAAGTTCACATCTGGTGGTAGCTCGTCACAACCACTTCAAAATGGAAATTTGGGTAAAATTGGTACTTTGTATCAAGGAAATTGGAGTAACTCAGAATTTCCTTTTCGTGCGATCAACCAGCCGCGCAATTATAAAACGTTCCTGAAAAATGTGATACCAAACGGCAACAGCGACCCGCGTTCAGCAAGCGTTGAATTTTATGGCGATGCGCGTCCCGTTTCACTCGACAATTCGCAACTAGTTGATGCACCTTCCGCGCTTACAGCATTGGGTTTAGATCAGGCTGTTTATATTGATCCTAATGATCCACGGCAAGGTAACTTCCTGGTTTATCCTATTGATTGGAAGGAAGATCAAAAGCCAAACATAATTGTTGCGATGTTGGTGCATAAGGTTGGTGCAACATGGGATTTTGGCGTTTTTCCTGGCCCATTTTATTACTTAGCAGTGACTAACTCATCGGGTGTAACATTTAACGTTGAGTCTGATGGGATGGCAGTCCTTGAGGAAATTAATGCAGACACCCGCATTTACGGCGTCAGTTTTGTACCTACCACTGACCTCGCTGCTGGTGAATCGTACGCACAACTAACTGTCGGCATGCGTTCAGATTCTTCTATTGAATATTATTTCGGCGGATTTTGGACTAGCTTATCAGCTGGTGTGAAAAACTTTTTTCAACCCATCACACTAACTGAGACATTCTGGCCGCGGTGGGATCAAGTCGATAGCATTTACTTGCCTAAAGAGTCAGCAGTTTCAAAACCAGAATCCGGCTTGAAGGCAATCGTTGATGCTATGAACAATCCTGCGCACTCGCTGCGCCTTCATCTGATCGGCGACTCAATTACCTGGGGCTCCGGCGCTAGTGGATTGTCAGTGGCAACGCCAAGGTCTCAGAGCCTGGACGATCCAAGAAACAACCTGGTTTCACGTACGTGGGCCAATCTGCTGCGCGATTACCTTGGCGCATGGGGCTGTGGCGTTTTGCGCGCGCGCAATGACTTGGGCGAGGGGGCAAGCGTTGACTCTTATGAGTATTCAATGCCGCCAATAAACTCACAGACAAGATATATCCACCCAAAGACGCGGCGGGCTATTACCCCGATCAAAGATGAGCGCTATGTAGATCAGACACCCCACGGCTATGTTCTGGACATCCGACAATCGAACCCTATCATCCCAGGCTATAATTATAACGCAGAGGTCACGACCCGATTAGTTGGTGACAATATATCGTACACTTACGCACAGTTGAATGGCGACCCTTCTATAGACATCGCTGAAGTGCTGGTAGATGGCGTCGTCGTAGGCGAGTTTTCTTTCGTGGGTGATAGCGTCTTTTTTGGTGCTCGTTCGCCGGTTTTTGAGTTTCCGTTCGGCGAACATGAAGTTGTCCTTCGGCGTAAATCATCGGCGAACATTCAAATAAGGCTAGAGGCCATTAATGTCACAAAAAAAGTGGTAGTGGTAAACGATGGCATCATCGGCTCTAACACCACCAGATGGGTGCCTGGAGGCCCCCTGCTTGATGATTCAACAAGTCCTGGCGATGAAGTTGTGATGATTCAGCTGGGAACAAATAATCGGACGCAGAGTTCCAGCAACTCTCCCAAGATTTTTCGAGCGCAGTTGATCCAGATCGTTGATTATCTACTCGGGCTTGAGAAGAAAGTCGTTCTTTTGGCCTCGTGCGTAGCAACAGAGAGCAATGAGCAGGGCGTGGGACGAGTGCTTCACATGGACGAAATAGCGGCCATCATCAAATCGGTCGCCGAGGAACGTTCGCTCGATTATATCGACCAATACAGCACGACCCTTCAGCACTACCTTGATGGCGAAGATATTCTACCCGATGGTTTGCACCCCAACGATGAAGGTCATCGGATAATGTTTAACAATATCAAGTCGCGTCTGACCGAGATCAATCAATGACCATTCTCGCCACCGTCAACGCCAGCGCCCCCGCTGGCGTCGTTAAAATCCCCACGCTGGAGATCAGCAGGCCGGATGCCAGCGAGCCTTTGCGCACGTGCGCGGGCTATGAGGATCAAACCGCAACACTCGAAACCGGCGAAACAGTGACGTTTATCGCTAGCGGCATGGCGGTGGCGTTGCCGAAGCGAGGAGATAGCGGACAACAAAACCTCACCTTTGCCGTTGATAACGTCATGGGTATTGCTCAGCGATTTGTTGATGAGGGGTTAGAGTTGGGCCAGCCCATTGATGTTATCTACCGCGAATATCTCTCTAATGATATGACTGCACCGGCAGAGCCGCCGCTGCGCTTCAAGCTGGTGGATGGCGTCTTTGAGGGCGCGCATGTCGAGATCATTGCTAGCTACATGGCGGTGATCATGCAAGAGTTTATGAGCCGCCGCTACACAGCCACTTTTGCCCGTGGACTGAAGTACATCGGCCGGAGCTAATCCCATGATTGAGCATTACCTATCCTGTCGACACGAATTCGGTGGGCGTGGCCCTGATACATACGACTGCTGGGGGCAGGTTAGAGATGTGCGCGCTAACGTTTTTGGCTGGGAGTGGCTGCCCAGCTTTGGCGCGATCGAGGACGGCGACAAGCGTGGGCTGACAAAAGCGGTGCTGTCTGAGCGTGTGAAATTCCGTGAGGTTGCGCCTGTGCCCGGCGCTATCGCTACGGTGTGGAGGGGTCGGCTATGCACTCATGTAGCTGTCGTGGTCGAGATCGACAACCGCCTAGGTGTGCTCGAAACCAATCCCAGCACCGGCCCGCGCTGGCTATCTGTCGCCGACTTTGAGCGCAACTACATGAAGGTGATTTACTACCATGACCGTTAACGTATTCCCGTCTGTTCTGCCCGGCGAGCCGATTGAGCGGCACCATGTTAGCGGCATGAGCCTTTATGACTGGCTCGCTGAAAATGCGCCTGGATGTCTGGAGGGGCAAGGCGACGCACGCCCGATCAGTGCCAGTATTAATGGCCACGTCATCCCGCCGCAGGAATGGCCAGATGTGATGCTAACGCACGGCGTCGATGTTGATATACGCGTTCAGCCCCAGGGCGTCGAGACCGCGCTGATTGCCGCCGTTGTGGCGGGTGCCGTGGCTGCAGCGGCAGCGTTCCTGCTCAAGCCCAGCATTCCCAGCATTAACAGCAGAGAGTCCGCAAAAGGCTCGCGGTTGCTCGAAGTCAGCGGAACGGGTAATCAGCCCAAACTCGGTGATGTTATTCCCGATCAAGCTGGGCGATGCAAGAAATTCCCTGACCTTCTCACAGCGCCGGTGCGTCGGTTTGTCGATAACAAAACCCAGGCGCTATACCTGTTTTTCTCGCTCGGCGTGGGCGAGTACGAGCGTGACGATAACGATCTCGCCATCGGGGAGACGCCGGTTAACACCCTTGATGCTATCAGCTACCAGTTTTTTGAGCCGGGCGATGATGTTAGCGCCCATGTGGCGGCTGAGAATTGGTACAACGCGCCGGAAGTCGGCGCAACGTCAGGCGGCAGCGGCATACACCTACTGTCGACGCGAGACATTGAGTCAACGTGGGACGCCGCGCTATCGCTATCCGGTACCAAAATAAGTGGCGCCAACCAGCCTCAGGGCTGGGAAGTCGATCTTATTTTGCGTCTAGCCTTTGATCAGCCCGTAACCGTCACCAAGGAAGATCCGTTAGACGAAAACTCTGATAACGTTTACGAAGCTGACCTGAGCTGGCTGGTAGCAGGCAACGGGTTAGAGCTGCTTGTTGCAACTGGCCCTAATTCTGGCTTTCAGCGCCGCATTGCAGAATATGACTCTGGCGCAGGCACGTTCAAATTGCAGTATTACGACGGTGCTGCGTGGGTCAGTACAACTAATACCGAGCCAGGCTCTTACAACTGGCGCTTCGCCCGATGGCCGGATGGCAATGAGAGCTACCGCATTACTGCGGTCAATGACGGCTCTTTTGACCTGGTATTGCAACTGAGCGGATCAGATGTGGCTAGCTGGGCTGGGTTTCCGTCAGGCACATCTAACATACTGATTGACGTTGATTTGTCGTTTGCCGAGGGCATATGGTCGAATGCATTTCTTGCCTGCCCTCGTAGCGAAAAAACGTCGCGCATTGAGTGGGATGTGTTCGCGCCCCAGGGCCTGGGCTTTATCGATGATAACGGCGATGTTGAAGAACGCGGGCGCTGGATCGAGCTGGAGTACCGCGAGGCAGGAACTGAAGACCCATGGACGCTGGTTGCCAAAAATATCAAGGGGCGAACGCGCGACCAGTTAGGCTGGACGTTTAGTCACGACCTGCCATCTCCGATGACGCCAGAGGTGCGCCTGCGTCGCGTCGAAGCCGAAGAAAACGATGTTAAAGCGCTGGATAAATTAGAGTGGTACGGCCTGCGCTCGCAGCTGCCCCAGAACGATAGCTATCCCGGGGTTAGCACTCTCGCCATGGTCATCACTGGATCGCAGATGATTGCGGCGCAAACTGAAAATCAGGTCAATTTGATCGAGACCCGCAAGCTGCCCGTTTGGGACGGTAGCGAGTGGACAGCCCCGCAAGCGACACGAGATATAGCGCCCTACGCACGCTACATTGCGCACTCTAAAGGCTATACCGACGACGACATTGATATGTCGGAGTTGCTACGGCTGGACGCTATCTGGAAAGCGAGGGGTGATACGTTCGATTTTATTTTCAATAGCTCTACAACGATGAAAGATGCGCTCAATACTGTGCTGCGGGCAGGAATGGCAGAGCTGACTATTGATCATGGGCGGCTACGCCCTGTGCGGGAAGAGTTGCGAACTGTACCCGAGCATATGTACACGCTGCAAAACATGCCCGGAGAGCTGCGCCGAAAATTCACAGGGCCGCGCCCTGAAGACCCGGACGGCATCGACGTTGAATACACGGACGAAGAAAACTGGACAACCGAGGTAGTGGAATGTCGGCTGCCAGGGGATGCGGGCATCAGGCCGAAAAAAGTTCGGCTAGATGGCGTCGTAGATCGCGACAAAGCGTATCAGATCGGTATGCGGGAGCGTTGCCGTTTAGCATATCAACGTTGGGAGTATGAATGGTCGACGGAGTGCGACGGGCTCAACAGCAAGTACAAATCGTTTTGCGCGCTGGCGGATGATGTGCCCGGCTACGGCCGATCAGCAATACTCTTGGCGGTTGAGGTAGACGGCGCAAATACGCACCTACAGTCGTCAGAACCGTTCGACTGGGAAGATGGCGAGAGCTACGTGATTGCGTGGCGGCGACCCGATGGCACGTTAGCGGGTCCGTATCCAGCGCAGCGCGGCGATTCAGACGATCACGTCATTACGCAGCTGGGCGGCGATCCTGAACCGGTTATCTACAACAACATGGAGCCGCCGCATCTATTGTGGGGCACAACTGAGCGATGGAGCTATCGCGCCATCGTGGAGGACATGGAGCCTAATGGGTTTGAAAGCGTCACGCTACGAGCGCTCAATTACGATGAACGTGTATATGCGTACGATGATGCGGTAGCGCCGATCGCGTAAGCGCTTGCTTACAAAAACTATCGGCGATTTCCTACATTCAGGACCTGCCACATCAGTTACTGTGGAGATGTGACGCCTGAGGGATAGCCGCTTAGCATGTCATATGCGGTACACAGGGATGTGGGGCGTGGTTTAAAAAGGACGGTAGACCACGCCCCATTCGGCACTTTGATCGTTAGCCCGCCGCCACACGCCCTCTGTCATCAGATCCCGCCGCGTTATTAAATGTGCTGCTGTGCCTGGTGTTAGCACATCCATCCTATCGAAGCTCTTTCCATGCCACCGCCCGCTATAAAGGCGCCCCTGTTGGATGATGTGAAACTCAATTACACAGCGGGGCAGTGGCATTGAAGAAATACGCCTCCAGCCTTTCCGCTCCATCGCCTTGCGCCACAGCGTTGCGCGGTAACGTGCATCCATGACATTACATCGCTTCTGCTGGATTCCAGCGAATACGGATATGCTCGGCTGTCTCGTCAAGCGGCACCATCGTGACATTCTCAATGGTCCCAAGATCCGCCAGCAGCCGCGACCAATCCTCTACCGCATCGTCAGGCTGGCGCTGGATCTCGGTGCAACTCTCTGACTGAGCCGCGGGAGAATTGATCTTCCGCTTCACGCGCTCGACTAATGCCGCGTAGGTTTTCTCTGACAT